GGTTTAAATCTAAACTTTTTACCACCTTCAATTAAATTCTGTCTACCTGATGAGTCTGACCTTTTAAACTCTAGTGTCTTCTTTAGGCCCATTGAGAAAGCTCTGTTAGCTACTTGAGGATAAGTCAATCCTAAGTCATCAGCAATACCTTGAGTTTTTTCATGAGGGAATCTTTGTCTTATGATTTCATTAGGTGTCATAATGCTTGTATTTCTTGTTTAACTTTGTTCCAATATTGCTTAAATGGATTAGGTAACATAACATTGTCCATTGCTTTAATTATCTCATCAACTGCAATTAATGCACATCTTTGAGCATAAAACAATTTCATTTCAAACTCATCAAATTTTTCTGAATCTGAATCAATTTTCATAAACTTAAGCGTTAACTCTTTTGCTTTGTCTTTTGGTTTCATAGCTCCTCAATTTTTAAGATTAATACTGGCCATCTGTCCACTAGTAGAATGGCATGGTGTTGATCGTATGCCTACACTATCTTGAAGGACTTGTCTCTCATTGTGACTCTGTATGTTTTCATTTTTAGCTCTTAAGTAGTTAATGTATAGTTGGATGTTAAAGTGGCCTCTCTTAGCCCAGTAGGACTCAATATCAGCTAAGTTCATGTTCTTCAATTTCTCCGTTATTACATCCACACTCCTCTTCAGTGTAGTGAATTTCATTACCAAATGTGCAGTAGTGTACCTCAATAGTACCTTCTCCATTACAGTCAGGGCAAATCATAGCTCACAAATTTTAACAGTTGTATACTTTTTATACTTGAATGTGCTCAGGTTTCTCCTAGTAGGAGCAGTCAAGTTGAACTGTTTAATCATGTCTGAATATGTATGCCAGTATGATCTCCATCTTGTTGCTGGTTCTGAGTCTTTACCAAATTGGCTTAGTGAAAATAGATACATGTCCCAGCAATGTTTCTCTTGTTCAATGATGTGTTTGATTAAATTTTGCATGTTATTTTGATTTAAGGGTTAAAATTTTGATTGTTGCTACTATGCTGTAAAGCACTAATAAGTATACGATTTTTCCTTCCATGATTTATTGTTTTGGTTAATAATTATGAAACAAAGTTATTAACTCTTTTCATATATGCAAACATTTTAACATATTTTAACATTTGATAGCATAAAAAAACCCTCTTAGTGTGCATTGTGAAGAGGCAAAGAGGGTGTGTTATTGTAACCAAACAATATACATGCGTACAAATATAACTATTTTTTTCTTCTAAGCAAGAATTTTATTAACTTACCTACAAATCCTGACTGCTCATTTACATCTACATTCACTTCACCATTGGTAACTTGTACGTCTACCTTCTCAGTATCTACTTTTAAGCTCTTAGAGTCACTTTCTTTATGAAAGTCTACGTCTACTTTGGGAGTGTCTACTTTAACGTCTGTAACACCATCTTTACGTGTCACTTTAATATCTACATTCTTAGTGTCAATATTGATGTTGATGTCTTTTTTTTTCTTAGGTGTTTTCATTATGCTTCGTTTTGACTAATTTCTCCTTTTGTTTCTAATTTTACTACTCTTACATTAGATGGTTGAGCTATTTTCCAAGCTGTTCTTCTAGCTTGACTTAATCTTGATTTCTCAATTCTCATCACATTGACCTGGTTGTTTTGATTTCCACCTAGTACATGATAACATGTAGTATCTTCTCCAACATAAATACCAACATGTCCTCCTCCATTTCTTGTGAATGTTAATACATCACCAAGCATTGGAACCTGAGCTACATTTCCAAACTTATTCCAGTTCAATGCCCATAAAGGATGTTTAACAACATCTAATCCTTGAGCATGGCAGCAATAAGCTATAAAAAGTCCACACCAGGGAATCTCATCATTGGTATAAACTGATTTTAAACCAATAGCTTCAGCCCATGCAAGTATCTTTTTATTGTGTTGTTTACCTACAATCTCCTTAGTACCTATATGCTTGATAGCTTCTACTAATATCTTAGGTGATTTCTCTTCTTTTAACCAGGTGTAACTCATAATGAATCTTTAACAATATAAATGTATTTAACTTTCTTTTTTACAGTCAATAAGCTATCTACATCATGTTTAAGTTGTTCAACTTTTACATTGTTTTCTTTCTCAAGATCATGTAGATATTTTTCAGCTTTGATTGTGATTAAATCTTTTTTATGATCTTGATATTGATGCACTGGCATTGGTGTAAAAATTGCTAATAGAGAGCTCACAATTGTGGCAATCAATAAAACTTTATTCTCCATCTAATTTTTTGTTAAGTTCTTTTTGGAATAGTATATCTTGCATTAATTTTTTATCAGATTTTCTCTCCTCATCACAATCATCAATCTTTTGCTGTTGCTGTTTAATCTCAGTATCTTTTGATGTAATAATATATCTACCAATCATAATGAGTATAGTCAATAAAATAAAGAAAATATAAGTGAATGGACTTTTCCCAAATGTCTTATAATCTAATTTAAAAATGTTTTCCATACTTATTATGCTTAATCGTTCTGAAAGTCATAATCATCATAAGGTATAGAACACCAATCATTGTTATCATAGATAGATGCATTCACTGATATTGTCCATCCAGCAGTTACATCTGGTCCTCTATTAATGAATGGTTGTGTTGTTATATCTCCATTAATATCCATAAAGTCCTCAAATCTCCATTGTTGGAATGTGATTCTTATGTCATTGCAGATACTTAAGCAATCAGAATGTATCTCATCAATCTGTCTATATTCTTGGATATTGTATTTATCACATATTGTGATGATCATATTAACATTAACAGCTTGAGTAGTCATTGATCCAGGTTGCAATGTTACAACCATTAATGGATATTGTGCAGCATCTCTAGAAACAGCATCAATATAATCACCTTGAAAGAATTCTCTTATCTGTTTGTGCTTTGTTGCTATTATTTGCAACTCTTTCATTAGTTGGTTGAGAGTTCTTTCCATTTTTTTCTAGGTAAAATTTAAGCTTATCAATTTGTTTTTTTGAGAATTTCATCTGATCCAATTTAGTGGACTATAACCTGTCTTATCTTTCCTTACAAATTCATTACAATGATCAGAGCACATATCACAATATTCTGGATACTTAGTAGCTTGATCATCCATTAAGTAACCGATCAATCTTTCTTTGTAGAAATATGCATCTTTCCTTAATTGGTCTCTAAATTCATCAACCTCAGCCAAAGTATTAGCTTGTATATTTTCATCCTGTACTCTACCAGTAGTCTTATTAGTTATCTTTTCAGTTACCAATAAAGCTGCTCTATAATCAACAAATGCTACTAAGCAAGGAATAACATATTCATTCATAAGATCTAAATAGTCTTGAGTCCAAGTATTGGTTTCAACTCTATCAAGTAATGCTCTATAAAGCGGAGTTCCTAGAGCTGGTTGAATATGCATATCTTGACTTCTCTTAATAGCTACTGCTAAGAGCTTAGTATCTGTATTATTGTGAATAAGTCCAAGTTTCTTTAGATTCTCCACTGAAAGTAAATAATTCATATCTTATCTTTTTACAACTAATTGCTGAATCCATTCATGTCTACACCATGGTGTTGATTTACCAGTGTCTGGATTTGTATACCATCCACCTCTATATCTCCAAACATCTCTATTAACTCTATTTGATATACTATTAATTTCATCTTTTGTATACAACCTATTAAGAGCTAGTAATCTTTCACAAAATTGTCTAGATCCACTCTTTGCTGGAGGAACATCTAATCTGGTCCTATAACCATATCTTACTTCGAATCTTTCAATAGGAATATTTTCTTCTCTTACTAATTGCTTTCCTAGATCAGTTACTTCTCCCTTTGTAATCACCTCCCATTTCATAAGCTTAGCCATTGACTTAGCAATCTCTTCAATGTTAGTATTAAGAGCTTTAGCAATACCATTAGAGTCTTCACCATCACCTAACATCTTTAAAACATTCTTATCAAAGTCATTTAGTTCTGCTGATATCTCTCCAATGGTTGCAAATAATTGGTCTTGTTTAGTAAATACATCAGCAGATGGAGTATCCCAGGCAATTGGAAAAGTAGCAAATATTTCATATTCTTGTGCTGATTCACCATATTGAGCAAAGTATCCAATCTCATCATCTGAGAATGTATCAACATGCTTACAAGATGACATTTGTTGAGGAGCTGAATTTAATCCTACAATCTTACGAGCTTGGATTTCATCAATTGTTGGAAATGATGCTAGTAATACTTGCAATGCAGCATCAGGAGTTAATATTCCTTCTTTAATTTTAGCAACAACATCAATAAGTGATGCAATCTGTGCTCCATTTAATGCACTTTTAGCAACATCAACTGGTGCTTCTACTGTTGGTTGATTAGGAGTTGATTGTGTTGGAGCATTATTAGTTACTCCAATTGGATTAACATCTCTAAGAGTAAGAGTTCCTACATCACCAGATAGTGTAACCATGTAATTCAATATCCATTCAATTCTTTTTTGTCTTGTGTTGACATAAGTGTTTTTGAATATCTCAAATAACTCAGCAGATTCAGCAGCATTAAATGATCCTTCTGGAGCTACACCAAACAATGAAGGAGAAACAACTGAATGTGCCACAAGAATATTCTGCTGAACTGATTTCTCAAGAGCACTATATCTTTTATCCAGGTCATTTCCATTTAAACTCTCTACCTTTGGAGCTTGATCAGCTGAT